ATTGACCCTCATCGCATCGTTGGTATCATCCACCATACTATCACCCGCCGGCGTCTCATGCGATACCATCATAGCCCGCTGCGCCGTCATCCGCACCGCTCCCGCATCGCCATCATCCACCACATCCGGACTTGACTGATACACTCCCGCCGCCGGCACAACATCATCCGTCCCCGCAGTAAACGCCGCATCATCCGTATGAGACACCCCATTGACCCTCATCGCATCGTTGGTATCATCCACCATACTATCACCCGCCGGCGTCTCATGCGATACCATCATAGCCCGCTGCGCCGTCATCCGCACCGCTCCCGCATCGCCATCATCCACCACATCCGGACTTGACTGATACACCGCCCCAGCCGGCACCACATCATCCACACCCACAGTAAACGCCGCATCATCCATATGAGAAACACCACCCGCAGAACCCGCAACCACATTGACGCGGATCGCATCATTCACTGCATCCATCACAGAGTCCCCGGCGCCGTCCTCTATGTCATCCACAATCACAGACCCAATCTGATTCGCACCCACTGGCAACGCCGCCACCACATCCACCTGCGCCTCAGACCCCGCTATCATATTGTCAATCAGCTCAACTGCGGTCTGAATTGCCTCCGCTGCTGTTTGGATTGCGCCCAAGGTGGACTCCGTTGCAGCTCCCGATGGGAGAGCAGATGATACCACATCCACCTGCGCCTCAGACCCACTGATCATATTGTCAATCAGCTCCAACGCCGTCTGAATCGCCTGCAACGCCGTCAACATCGCCGCCGAGTTAGAATCCAAATGCTCCACCACATGCGGATCAATGTCAGTCCCCGCCCCACTAGCCGCAATATACTTGGTTGCCGCAGCCGCATCCTTCACCTGCAAATTAGCCATCTTTGCCCTCCACCTGCACCTGCATCCTCACAGGACCAACCTGCACTCCCAACACAGAACCCTTGACACTCACCGGACGCACCACAGCCAACCAATACCGGCGCCGCCGATACGATCTCCGCCTATTCCCCCACCAATCCCCATCCCACCACAACGACACCGCAACACGAAAGACCCTCATAAGACACCTACCCACGCAGAATCATCCGCCGTATCAAAATACTGATGACACCCTATGTAATTCGTTAGCCCCACCGCCGACACGTCATCCATAGGATTGCCCTCATCATCCTCATAATCACCCAAGTCCGCATCATACGCCCAATCCACCACGTCATCCGCATCCGCCGCTGCCGCAATCACATAGTATACCAACTTCAAATTAGGATCCTGCCGCGCCGCCGTCGAGATCGTTTGTGAGATACTATTGACCCGGATTGTAACCCCCGCCTTATAGTCGGTTGCGTTCACATTCTGCGAAAACACTACCTCTATCGTTGTCGTACCAACGTCCCCGACCTCCGCATAACTCACCCCCAACACCGACACCCGCACCACACGGAGGCCAGAACCCAGGACCGCAGCACGACTCCCCCGATAAATGCCCACTAGTCTTGCAGCACCCCAAGAATCACCGTGAACACTTCCGCAGAAACCGGCGTATAAGTCCCCCGCTCCACCAGGATACCATACAGATCCCGGCTCCCATTCTCACACCTAAACCCAATGTTCTGCACCTGCGCCTGCGCTACGGCGTTTCCACCCGCCCCCACCGTTGCATCCCCCACAAACGGAGTGTCAAAATCAATCACCCCGAGCAGGGTAAGCAACTCCGCATCCGTAGGCGTAAACGCCGCGTTATCCGCCTCCCCAGCCGGCTCCTCCTGAAACAACCACAGCTCCAAATCCGGCAGTGTAGCTTGAGCTGCACTATCTACCACCATAGCAGACACAATCAACCCACTGCCCCCGGCCTGCCGCGCACACCCACCCAACGTAATCACACTTGAACTGGACGTACCAATAGCGTCCCCCGCCGTATACTGCGTTGTATCCGCCGGACGAGTCACCGAACCCGACGCCTGCACCGTGAACCCACCGAACTTCCCAAACAGATCATTCTCCCTATCTAATGGCATACTATCCTCCCTAAAATACCCCCTTCTGCGCCATCGCCCTTTTGAGAGCTTCCAACTGCATACGCTCCTCCATCACCTGCCGGAACAACGCGGCATGCGGCGCCGGCACCTCACACTCCTCCCCACCCTTCACCTCCACCCGGATCCCCTGATACGTTAGCACCATATCCTCCGGCGCCACCACCACCTCCCGCGGCGCCGCCGCCACCCGCTCCACCCACGCCGCCTCCCGCGCCGCAGCCTTCTGCTCCGCCTCCTTCAACAACGCCGCCAACTGCTCCGCCGCTTCCCTTTCAGAATCCTCCCGCTCCCGCAACGCCGCCGCAGCCCCCGCCGCAGCCGCCTCCTTCAACAACACACGAACCTCCTCCGCCGTCATCTTGCGATCCTCACTCATAGCCCCTCCACATAATTCCCAACCCAACCCACCCTCCTGCTCCGGCCTCCCCCGAAACCGCAACAGGCACTAAGCACAAGGAGACAACGCCGAACTACAAGGGATAGGTACACGCATGCTCAACCTTCACAACCCAATCCGAGTTGAGAATCTTGGCGACATACGTTCCCTTCCACCCCTTAACCCACGTCAGCCCCAACCGGTCCCCATGATCAGCCTTAGCCGGCACAAAAACGGTTGTAAGCTGATGCGCCTCAAGATCAATGGCGCCATAGGCATTTTTCCCAACCCCGATTGCCGCATACACATCCACCGAATCCTCCCCACCCGATGCGTACACTTTTCCGTTTGGCGTCTCCACTAGAACACTCCGACTGATCTCGCCAACCTCCCCCTTGAACAAGGGATTCTGCGGACCACGCGCCCCGGCGTTCATTAGGATATTCTGAACCGACGAATCCCCAACGAAATCCGTATAAGTATCCGAGTGAATAAACACCATAAACTTATTGCCCCGGATCGGTCGAGCCTTATTCCGGCTCAAAAGCCGCTCCATCCGGCGCAGCTCAGACAGATCGAACCAGTCTCCCGAGCCAACATCCCCACGCGAACCGGCGCCGTTTGCGTAATACACATTAGAAGTTGTCGCCAACTCCTCCCGCGTCAATACATCAAACGTCAACCCAGCCTGATCGCCTTGAACTTCTGTGATCTCAGTGAGAATATTGTCAATCGCCTGCGTCTCAATTATGTCCGAACCCACGACATAATCACCATACTGCTGCACCGTCGCAGTAACGGTTGTCACCGTCACATTAGAACCGGCGGGATTCGTCCCCTCTGTCAGCGCCGTTGTAGCCGCAGCCAATGCGCCGAACCTGCGAAACTCCACATTAATCCCGCCTCTTGCCGGGATACCCTTCTTCTGCGCTGCCTGATCATGCACAAGAACCTCCTGCGCACGGTCGAGCAACGTCCTGTCATACCAAGTTTTCGCCTCATTTGACAGGTTAGTTGTAGTTTCTATGTAAGCCATCGAATCCTCCTAAGATTCGTCAGGCAACCACACACCAACCCGCCGCCCTACCTCCGCCGGCGCAACTCCTCCCGCATACGTTGCACCTGCTCCGGAGTTGCCGTTGTCCAGTCCTTCACACCGGACGGCGCCCCTCCATCACCCGGATCCGTATGGCGTCCGCTTGCCCCCTCATTTGCCAAGATACTTTTGACCAAGTTGGGCAAATCTGCCTCCAACGCCTCTACCCGCTTTGCCCTCTTTTCCAGCTCCGCAATCCGGCCCGCAGCATCCTCATTCGCAGCCGCAAGCACACTCGCCTCAAACTCCGCTTGACTCCCTGCGTTCCAATTGACCCGAGAATCCCCCGACGCACCCTCTACCCGCGTCAGCGGATCCCCCGGCTCAATCCCATGCTGCCGCGCAAAGCGAGTCATGTAAGCATCCGTTTGCAGCATAAGATGCGCCTCATACTGCGCCGCCAACTGCCGCTGCCTTGCAGGATCCCGCTCCGCCCGGATCGCCGCCTGCATCTCCTGCAACTTCAACTGCGTCTCTTTTGACGCAATCTCATCCAGCCGGCGCCGCGTCTCCGCTGCAACTTTCATCGCTTCCGGAGACACAGCCTCCTGCGAAGCCTGCCCACCATCCGGCGCCCCCGGCGTTGACCCTGCCCCTGCTCCTCCCTCCAAAGGAGACTCCTGCTCCCCCGGAGCTGCCTTGCGCGTCTCAAGCTCCGTCCCGGCACCGGACGCCGGCGCCCCTGCGCCTGCCCCTCCCGCTGCTCCTATGACGTTCGCTATCTCGCCAACCGGCATAGTTCTTTCCTCACTCATTCCACACCATCCTCCCGCTTGCCCGCCTTATAGGTATTATACGCCGCCTGACTTGTCCCCCACGTCACCGAACCCATCACCAACACCACCACCGGCCACCACTCCTCCATATACCGGTCCCACCCATACCGCTGCACCAGAAACGCGCCAAGAGCCAGGACCACGGAGACGATCACCGACACCAACCACAGATGCGCCCCAATCCAAGCCCAGCCCACCGCACCCTCATACCGCTTTGCAAACCTGCGTATCTGCTGCACCACCACCACCACCGCCACCCCCAACCCTGCCGGCGTCAACAACCACGCCACCAACTCCCGAGCAGAACCAAACTTATCCATCCCCTGCTGCCTCCACCATATCCACCCACGCCGCAGCCGCAGCCAACAACGCCTCCCGCCGCGACCGTCCCATACCTGCCGCCGTCATCGGCTCAATCTGCATACCAACCTCCTGCAACGCATACCCCCACCAACTCTCATCGCTCATCTCTATGAGCTGAAACGTCACCATCTCCCGCCGCCTACTTTCACCCACCGTCAAACCTCCTCCATTAACCCACGAATCTCCGCCAGAATCCCGCTCATCGCTGCATCCGCCGCCACCGCCTGCGCCCGCACCGTCACCATCAACTCCTCCGCACTCGCCACCAACGCCAATACCTGCTCCACTGGACACTCGCCCCCCCCACCGCCATCCTCCACCAACCGAAACTCCACATTCAAATGGCGATGATCCGTCAGACGAATCCAGCCCAGCCCCCATACCAGCGCACTATTGATCCCATGCCCCACCCACACCGCATGTCCATCAATAGCGGGAGGCTGATACGCCGCCCCACCGCCCATCGCCCCGCCCCATATACCCTCCGCGTTTGTAACACCCATCGGCAGATCGCAAATGTCCGGCAGCATCCCCGCCGGCACCCCGGCCACAGGATTGCACCCCGGCGCCTCATCCGCATCCGCCCAATACCAACCCATTTTCACCCCTACCATCGGATCGCCGTAAGGATCCAGCACCCTGCAGATGATTGCGCACGGACCCACCTGCGCCTGTACCTTAGTCACCACAAACCCCGGCCCAGGCAACTTGTCTTGAAACACCACCGGCCCGAAGTTGGCAATCAGCCATCCCATATCACGCTCCACCCCTGCCTCATCCAAAATCAGCATCTTACCCCTCCTGTATTATAGTCCTACCCGAATCACCGGACGCCGCGGCGTATACCCTCCCCCACCAGACGGACGCCAATAACGGGAGCCACCATAGCTCCTGCCCGAATACTGCCGCTCCTCCCACCACGGCTTGCCAAGAGTCCACTTGCGCGTACTCGATACCGCCGGCGTCCCATCGCCCGAAGGCTCCCGCTCCGCCTCCGCTTTGCGCCGCCCGTATCCCTTGACCAACTCCGCATCAAAATCCGGATCGTAGAACTTTGTATACACCGGATGCTCCAACTTATACTCATCCTTCCAATCCCAATACTCCCGCAACTCAGGATGCTGCTCCAAATAGCTCGATCGTTCGCCCTTCACCACATCAAAATATCCACTCTCTACATCCCGAATCCCCGGCCACCGCTCCTCCCGCAACCGCTCAAACTCCTCCGCCTCCATCACCGCCTGCTGCGCATCCGGATTCGCCGCCAACCACTCATCCAATGACTTCCGAGCTGCCGCCACCTGCTCCGGCGTCACCGTCGCCCGCGCCTCCGCCTCCAACATCATAGCCACCAACGGCTCCTGCCTAACCTCCGCCGTCCAAGGGATACGGTCTATCAACGCCCAAAACGCCCGCGTCTCCGGATCCTGCCCGCCGTTGCCCATCTCCTCCGCAGACGGCAGCTCCACCCCCTGATACTCCTGCACCAACTGCTCCACCGTCCATCCCCGATCTGGATTGCGTCTCATCACCGCCGGCACCAACTCCGCCGCAGACATAGGACCAATCGCCCCCACCGTCCTATCCCATGCCTTACTCTTATCCATCCCCGCAGCCACCAACGCCTCCCGCTCCTCAATCGCCCGACCATACACCTCATCCATATACGCCCGCTGCATCGCCTCCAACGGACTATCATAGCGCCGCATCCAGGCCTCTAGCGCCTCCCTGAGAGAATGAGCAGACGTTGCACCCGCCTTTTGCGCCATCTCCAACTCAGGAACGCTCTGAGGCAGCGCAGCCAACGCCGCATTATACTCCGCCCGCCACTCCCCCGCATCCTCATAATCGCCATACGCCGGCAGACTATCTTTCAGCTCATACAACTTATCATCCAAGACCGCCCGCGCATACTCCTCCGGACTCTGCCCATACCGCGCCACCGGATACTCCCCCTCCGACTCCGGCACCGGCCACTCCGCCTCCATCGCCTCCAACTCCTCCTGCCGCGCATCCTGCAACTGCCCCACCTCCCAACGCGCCGCAGGATTCTCCCGAATCAAAGCATCTATCTCATCATCAAACCTCCCTTGAATCTCATCCCTCCCCTGCTGCTGCTGAATCAAGTTAGCATAGACACCCGGAGTAAGCCACTGAGACTCCCGCTCCCCCGGCACAACCTGATACCCCATCGCCCTTGACGCCACCTCCGGATGCTGCGCACGAAACTCCTGATACTCCGCCCGAGTCCCCTCCGGCGTCTCCGGCGTCCACCCCAACGCCTGCCCCTGCTCCTGCAACGCCAACTGCTCCCGCTCCCCCTTTGCCACCACAGACAACGGCACACCAAAGAAACTTGCCGCCGTCCCTATCCCCCGCTCCTGCGCCGCCGCCCGCATCGCCTCCTGTAACAACCCCTGCGCATCCACCAACCGCTGCTCATCCCACCCATGCTCCTGCATCACCGCACCCAACGCAATCCCCGGAGGAGCCTCCCCCGTCGCCTCCCGCAGCTCCAACTCCCCCTCCACCACCCGCCGCTGCAACTCCTGAGCATCCAACGCCACCTGCCACCGCTCCGGATCCTGCGCCGCCAAACTGGACAACATGCGCATCACCCGATACGGATCCCACGGACCTTGCTCCTGCAGGCCGGCAGCTCTCCGCAACGGCGCCTCCAACTCATACCCACCCGCCGGACCCGCCCCCATCATAGCCGACACACCCCGGAGCAACCCCGTCTGAGGCAGAATATCCCCCACCTCCTCCGGAGATTCACCCAACAACCCCGCCAACTGCATAGGAATCTCGATATAGGGATACGCCCGAAACCCCCCGCTCTGCAACGTCTGATAAAACGCCGCCAACCCCTTCTCCGCATCCTCATCCCTATCCCAATCCAGCCGCGTAAACGGATTGAAAGGGAACAGGACGGACGTAGGATCCACATACACACTTGGCTCCATCCACTCCGGCGCCATCCCCTCCGGAATAGGGATACGCCAACGCCCCTTGAACCGCTCCCGCAGCCCCCGTTGCTCATGTATCTGAGCCATCATTTGTTGATACCTCATATACCACATCAACCGCTGAGGATCCTGCGCCAACCGCCGCGCCCAATTCATCCCCGATCTAGTATACCAATAAGCGTAAGGATACACAAGCTGAATCAGCTCATCCAGCCGATTGCGCTCCGAATAGTTCAGTAAGGCAAAATTCGCCAAGTCCTCCGCAGCCTTCACACCAACCGCCCGCGCATCCCGAAACGCAGGAATCACCGCATTATCCACCCATCCCTCCACCGCCTGCTGCGTCAGCGCATCCGCCTGCCGGCCTGCCCACCGGTCCCAATCCCCCATCACCCCCTGCTCCATCGCATCCAACGCCGCCAACTGCTGAGGCTCCACACTCCGCACCAAATCCCACAACGCCGGCGCCTCCGCAACCCCCTCCCGCCCGCGCACCGCACCAATCTCCTCTACTACCGACCGCCCCACAGCCTGCCCACCGGCCATCACACCCTGCGCCTGCCGCAAATCCAACCGCCCCTGCCCCGCCGCCATATACTGCCGCAACGTCTCCTCCGCCCTTTTGAGCTGCCCCTGCGCCTTGCGCACCTGATACCTTGACACACCGCCCACCTCCGCCCCCACCCTACCCCGCAAATCCACCACCTGCCGGCGCAACTCCTCCACCTGTAACGCCGCCTGATCTAGCTTCCACTGAGACAACATATCATCGGCAGCTAGAAACTCCGGCGCCACCCTGCCCGCCGGCGTATCGCCCACCGCCCGCGCCGCAGCATCCGCCGCAAGATCATGATACCACTGCGCCACCTCCCCCTGCCGCCGGTAAAACTCCTTCGGATTGTCCGCCAACGCGCCCATCAATCCCCGCCTATACTCCGCCTCCGCCTTAGCACTCATACTCCGCTTGCGCTTCACCTCCCGAGTATACCCGCCTACTTCCACATATCCCTCCCCGCCCTTATGGGAGGCCCGATACGCCATCTCCGTTAAATTCTCCGGCCTGCTCAGATAATCCGCAGCATCCCGCTCCCTCTGCAACTCCTGCGATAGCTCCCCCCACTCCTCCGGCGTCATCTCCGCAGGGTTATACCCGTTCCACTCCGCCGCCTCCTCCAACGTCCGGGGATGCGCATGCACCGCTCCACCGTCCGGACGCATCGCCTCCAACGCAAGATCGAACGGATCCGCAGGTTGCTCCGTCAAGAGCCTATCGAACACCCCCCGAACCTCATCCGTCATCTTTACATCAATATCACTTCCACGAATCTGCCGGTAAATCTGCAAAAGCCACGCCTTGAACCGCTCAAACACCTCCGCCAAGCCTTCAACCGGCGCCACACCCTCCGCCAGATACCGCTCAAAACCCCGCGCAAACCGCTCCTCCGCCGCCGTTGTCCACTCGCCATCCACCACCTTAGCCCACCGCTCAACTATATCCAAGTCCTCCGCACCCAGCTCCCGCCGGAAAACATGCCCCAGCTCATGCGCCACCGATGATATATCCGGTTGCTCCAACGCCCGCAGGATTGCCCGCCCATCATCCAAGAACTCAACCGCAGCCTTGCCCCCCTCCCCTTGAAAGAGACTCAATCCCTCACTCGCCACCTTCTGCCGCGCCGCCTCCGTAAGATCGACCGTCCACACTTCTGCGCTCTGCTCTGGACTCCACAGCTTACGCGCCACATCATACGCCTCTACCCGAGAAGTAAACCCCGTTTGCACCGCCTCCCCTGCCGGATTCGTAATAGTCCACCCACCCGGAGCAAACACAACATCCCACCCCGGCTCAAACGCCTCCCCCATCCCCACAGTCCCCCGCCCTGTTTTCAACCCAAACCGCTTGCCCACCTTATTCATCGAATAGGGGAGGATCCGATCATAGAACTCCGACATACCCCGCCCACCAATCTGCAACGCCTCCCCCGTAATCACATCCCCTATTTTATCCTCAACACTCATACGCTGCGCCAAATCCCGCCCCACCAACTCCCGCAACTGCTCCTCCCCAAACACCTCACGGTAAAAAACAGTACCCTCCCCCTGCCTGCCCGATAGCTCCCAACGCGGCTCCTCCTCCCGCGTCACAAAACCCCTCTGCATCGCATCCTCTGGACTTTGGATCCAATGATCAATGTAATCCCCCGACTCCAAAATCTCCGCCCGCTCCACATCACTCAAATCACCCCAACTTCCACCCGGCACTATCTCCTTATAATCAAACCGCCTCCACTCCAATTCATCCACAAACTGCCCGAGATTGTACCGCTTTGCCTGCTGCGCCCCCGTTGTCCAGGCTATACGATCATACCCGTTATCCACCGCCCACTTGAGCATCCGTTTCAACGCCAACTCATCCCAAGACTTTGCGAACGGCGCTTGAGGAACCCCCGCCCGAGCCTTAGTCATCTCCTCCATCCACAACCGCCCCTGCTCCTGCAACTCCATTTGCTGCTCATACAACCGCTGCCGCTCCGCCCCCAAAGCATCCCGCCGTAAATCATCCAACCGAGCATACTCCCTATTCCCCGCTGCCCGCTGCGCCGTCAATTCGTCAATACGCTCCTGATTATAATACCCCTTTTCCCTGCCGGCTTGGTGCCAGTCCGACTGAATCTCCTCTATAAAGAGAACCCTTGCACCATCCTCCCCCACCCTATCCTTGAATCTCACATGAGCCAGCACATTAGGCTCCTCCCAATGAGGAGACTTATACGGACGCCTGCCCCCCGCCTGCCTTGCCGAATACCAATGAAACAACTCCTCCGGCGCGTACTTATTTGCCAACGCAAACGCCTCATCACCCATCGCCCCCCTTACACCCAAATTCGCCTCCACCGCCGCCACTTCCGCCTCCGTCGCTCCCCGCTCCTCCATCCTCCGCACCAACGCCCACTCCAAATCCTGCCGCGTCTCATAAGGCATTTGCAGCAACAGCTCCCGATACTGCTCCCCCCCAGGTTCCGTATACCGCTCATATCGCGGCGGTTGCATCGCCCTACTCCGCGCCGTATCCATCACCTCCTGCATTGACCTTGCTTCCCGCGTACTCCCATCCGGAAACTCAATCAGATACGGCACCTCCTCAAGATCATCCTGATACCAGTTATGCCGCACCGTTATCCGTCCCTCCGGAGTATAAAAGTCTAACCGATCCGGATCATCATAGCGCCACGCATAACCCTTAGCCCCCAACTCCCCCAACTCATCCATCGCCAACTCAGATTGCCTATCAATCTCCCGCACCCGCTCCCACTCCTCCGCCGTCCGCCCCACCTCCGGCAACGCCTGCCGCTCCTGCTCCAACGCCCGCATCGCATCTCGCAACTCCGCCAAACGGTCCACCGGTTGCTCCCGCACCACTTCCCGCACCCGCACCTGATGCTCCTGCAAGAACCCCACCACCGCATCCCGCTCCAACGACTTAACACCCGCCCTGTCCGCCTCCTCCAACCACCGCAAAACCCCGCTCCACTCCAATTCATCCTTCTTTATCCCACCCTTAGTCAAGATATTGCGCACCTGCTCCACCGACGCCCGCGCCGGCATCTTTTGCTCCACCACCTTTTGCGCCTTACTATACCAGTTAACTATTGCCCGCTCCCCCCGCTCCCCCGGCATTTGATACAGGATACGCGGATCCGCAGGATCATACGTCCCCACATTTGCAATTGCAGACTTGACCTGCTCCGGCTCAAACAGGATGTAATGCGTTACCCCTTCCACCTCCTCCATTCGGGGAAACGCCCGCCCCGCATCCATCACAATCCCATCATACCCCAACGCCCGCACTATCTCATTGACAAACTGATGCGAAAGCAACCTATGCTCACCATCCACAATACCCGCAAGATACTGAATACTATCCAACCCCGCCACCGCCTCCCGAAACTGCTCCGCCGAAACGTTGTAGAACTCAAAACCCAACGCCTCCTGCAACTCCGCCATCACCCGCTCCGCCGTAGGCCAATCCCCCTCCACTATATCCTCAAGATTAATATTGCGAAAATGCGCCGCCTCCTCCAACGCCTCCTGCAAATCCATCTCCCGCCCCGTATCATCCACCAACACCGGATTAGACTCCACATACTCATCAAACGCCCCATCAAATCTACCGGACTCCGCCAACGCCTGCGCCTCCGCATCCGTTAACGTTATCTCCTCATCCAACAACGCCTGCCAAATCTCATCCTCATCCCCTCCCCGAATGTCCGCCAACGCCTCCGCCAACTCATCCCGATCCAACTCCTCCACACCCCGATACCCAATCTCATACGCCAAATCATCCAGATCCGCCCGCCACTCCATACTAAGGCGAGTGCCACCCCCATACGGATCCGCCACAAACGGACGCTGCAACGACGCATAAACCGGCATCGTTGCCCCGCCATGCTCCATCAACTGCGCCTTAGCAATCGCCTGCGCCTCCCCCTCCGCCAACTCCAACGCCCCCGCCTCATACAAATCCTCCAACTCATCAACATCCGTCCCCCGCAGCTCCGCCAACGTCTCAAGATACGGCTCCGGATCATAATCAAACTCACTTGATATACGGTCCGCCTGATACTCAATCCGATTCGTTAGATCCGGACCCATCCCCGCATAGTTGGTTGCCACATCCTCCGGACTATCAGACAGGTAGATACCGGCGCCCCAATGACTTTCCGGATTTGCCCGCAACGGATCGAACTGTTCAAACGTCCGCGGCGTCCCATGATACAGCACCAACGGCTCCCCCCACCCATCACTCGCCGCACTTTGCTGAAACCACCGCCGAAACGCATCCGAGTCCTCCCGCCCCGCCAACTGAAAAAGGATATTAGGATCCGCAGGGTTATAGCTACCGGCGTTCGCAATCGCAGACTTGACCTGCTCCGGCTCAAACGCAATCCAACTTGTCCCCCCCTCTACTTGATTGCCATACTTGACGCCATCATACCCCTGCTCCACCAACTCCGCCTGCGCCGCATCCCCCAACTCCTGCGCAAACGCCCCCGGATCTTCCCGCCCCGCCGACTCCTGCAATATCTCCTCATGTACCGTCCGCCGAAAATCCCGATACTGATACTCATTCCAGAACGCATCCACCCCTCCCTCATACGCCTGCGCCGCCCACTCCACCTCATACGACGACTCCATATCCAGGCTTAGAATCCAATCTATCAACTCATCCTCCCGCTCATACACCGCAGGATTCTGCACCGAGAGATACACCGGATAGACGCGCCCCCCCATCCCCGACTCCTCCACCGCCCGCCCCGTCAACCAACGCGGACGCGCCCCCACTCCCGCAAACAACCCCGCCACCTCCGGCTCCTCCGCGAAATGCGCCCCCATGTAAGCCGTTGGATCCCCACTTGTCGAAACCCGCTCATACCCCGTTGCCTCATCCAGAGGAGGCCCAGCTTGAAACACCGCAAACTCCTCCGGCGCCTCCGTCCCATGATACAGCACTATCGGACTCCCCGACTCATCCACCGCAGCCGAATCCTTAAACCACGTCCGGAAAGCCGGCGTCCCCTCCGCCATCACCTCATCCACCACCCCGAATCCAGGCAACTCTAGTTGTAGCCCCCGTTGCAGATACGCAGCACCAGGCTCCCCACCTTTCACCATACCCGCCAACCGCTCCCCATACCACTCCGCAGGATCCCGCCCCGTTGCCGCAGCCCAAGCCTTTGCCCGAGCCTCCGCAATCGCCTCCACCGCCCGAGCCTCATCATCCTTCAACCCAAACACATCCCGCAAATCACCCGCAAACCGCTCCCGAGTATACCGCTCCGGCCACTGCCGCACCGCCTCAAACCCCGCAGCCCGCGCCTCTATCACATCCTTACCGAGATTAGCCGCCCGCTCCGCCCGACTCTTATCACGCCCCAGGATATACTTGCTCACCACCCGCAGCGCATCCGGATCCGAGTCATCCACAAACTCCACCGCCCACTCCTTCACCTGCCGGTCCCACTGGACACGCGCCCCCGTTGCCCCCTGCTCCACCGCATCCGCTGCCCACCTGCGCGCCTCCTCAATCTCCCCCCGAGTCCCCCGCATGCGCTCAAACCTAGTCGGTCCCTCCTCCACCACCCGCTTCTGCCCCTGCGCCCGCCGCATCGCCGCCTCCGAAGGCACCGCCTGCTCAAACATCTCCCGCCGCTGCTGCAAATCCTGCCACCTGTCAAACCGCTCCGTCCCAATAACCTCATCACCCCGCCAATAGTCTAACGCCCACGCCCCCTCCTCATCCTTCCCCAACCGCCTAACCTTGACCGCCTCCGCCTCCGCCAATTCCCCCAACGCCCGCCGAGACTCCACATATCCCCGAGCTGCCGCAGTATTAGCCTCCTCCTGCAACCGCCCCAACACCTGCGCATCCCACGGTCTAGCCCCCCGCTGCATATCCCGCCGGACCTGCGCTATCTCATCCTGAATCTGATTTACCTCCCACATAGCCGCATCCAACGGATCCATGCCCTCCGGAGGCGCCACACGTCGAAACACCTCCGGCGCCACAATCTCCGGACGCTCCGAAGGAGGAACCCCACCACCCGCCAACTTATACCGCAACTCCTCCTCCGCAATCTGCCACCGCCGGCGCTGCTGCCCGAACCTCATCTCCGCAAGCTGATCCTGTTTTGTCCCATATTCCAACCGCACCTTAGCCCGCTTCCGCCCCACCTCCGCAATCTGCTCTTTTGTCATCCCCTTACGCTTGTACCCCACCCGCCCCAAGTCATTCAACAATTCGTTGCGCAACGCCTCCCGCTCCGCCCGCCACTTCCGCGCCACAGCCTGCACATACCTATCCGCATCCTCCAATACGTCAAGAGCATCCCTATCCGGAGACGCAAACGCAGCCGACCACGCCCCCTCCTCCGCCTGATCTACCTGCGCCCGCAGGGTATCCAACTTCAAATCAAACCCAGTTTCCCCCTCCAACTCCCGCCCCGCCCGAGCCTCCAAATCCACCTGCCGCCGGATCCTATCCTCCACCATATCACGCACCGAAGCCGGCACTACATCCGCAGGATCCACCCCCGCCGCCAACCGCTCCAAATCCCCCCGGCCATCCGTAATCACCGCAATCCTATCAGTAAAGTTCTGCTCCCAGGCCCTATCCGCCAAGTCAAAATACTTGCTCCAAATCTTATCCGCCGCCCCCGGATTCGCCTCCACTGCCGCCCACGCCTCCCGCCGAGCAGTATCCACAACCCGCCGCGTATCCTCCATCAAATCCGCTACCCGCCTATTCGCCCCGTAACATACCTCCGCCGCAGCCCGCCCCACCTCCGGCTTGCCACCCTGCGCCGCAGCCTCCCGCACCGCACCCGCCTCCTCCACCAACATTGTAGCCGCAGCCTCCACCTCCTGCTCCCGCTGCGCCCACCGCATCTCCAACTGCCTGATATACTCCAACGCCGTCTCATCGGTAACACCGAATAACCGCGCATCCTCCACCAACGAATCGACCAATCCCGCCAACGTCTCCGCATCCTCCGCCTCACTAAACCGCGCCCTTGCCGGATCCAACAGCTCCCGCCGCAACACCGCATCCCCATACTGCATCACCTGCCGGCGCATATCCGCAAATGCTGCCGCAGCCTCCTCCCGACTACCCGCAGCCATCACCCGCTGCTCCAACTCAAGAACCATCCCCGGCGTCACCGCTTCCAATACCTCATCCGGCACATATCGCAAAACAAACCCAACAATATCCCCCGGACCCTGCGGATTAACCGCCCGCATAGCCCGCTCAATAATCTGCTGTTCATTCCGACCGGACGCCACCGCAGCAACCAAGTCCGCCACACCCTCCGGACCAAGAGCCTGATACACCTCCGCCGGAGGAGCAGGGACACGCCGCCCACTATGCCACACCTCCCCGAGAGTCTTACGCAAAGCGTTGCCGAATCCCCTCTTATAAAACGCCTCCTCCCCGATCATACTTTCCCTTGCGAGTCTCCCACCCCGCTCCGAAAGTTTACCCAATACACCCGGAAGCTGATAATCCCCCGCCAACTCCGCAACCGCCCCGCCCCTGTTCATTTGCAACCGCGCCGGCAGCACCGCCACCTCATCCAAATACCGCTGCAAATCCTCCGGACGGTCCAGGCCACCCAACCCATCCCACGCCAACGTCACGGCATTATTCAAAGCGTTACGAATCGCATAGCCAGGATTAAGGTTCATATAGAACTGCGACATAAAAGACTTGAACCCCTTGGCAAACTTGCGATACCCCGTTGCCGGCTGGACCCCATACCGAGCCTCCAACACAGGCCGCGCCATATCATGCAGCTCCATAGCCACCGCCGCCGGAGAAAACTGGCGTCCAGGCGCCAACCACTCCACCGCATCCAAATCCAAATCCCGCAACGTCGCCGCCGTCCGCCTACCCGCCGCCGAATCCAAGACCCTGCCATACACCTTTGCCGCTTCACCCGGATTCGTGCGAAAGAATGTCAGCCGCGTAGCCGCCTCCTCCGCCGTATCCGCATCCGCCAATAGGTTGCTTACAATCTCAAACGTCTCAGCATTAGCCAGATTCGCCTTACTCTCCGCCGTAAACTCAAACGGATTAATTAGCTTCTTAAAATCATCCCACTTCCCCACCAACTGCTCCACCCGCCCCACATCCTGCGCCGGACGAGTCGCCCGATCAGCCTGCCGGCTCACATCCAAGACCCTATCCAACCGGCTCACCATCCGCGCCGAACCCGCACCCACCTCCGCCTCCGCACCCGAGATCGCCCCCGCCAACCGCCGCACATGCCCCGGCGCCACGAACTCTATAAAATTAAGCGGATCCGTTGCTGCCTCCACAGCCATCTCGACCATAGGCAGCTCCAACTCCGCCGCCACCGCCTCCGCCGCTTCTCCCCCCTTCACCCGTTGCAAAGCCTGCCCCATCACAGACTCCGGATCCAGGATCGACTCCTGCCATATATTCCTATCGGTAAGCTGCCGATACCCCAGGGACGATGCAATCATAGACAGAGGATACCACTCCTCCACCTCCATCTCATCCGCCTCCGGATGCGCCGCCGTCACCGCCCCCCCATAGATCCGCTTTGGCACCTTGCCCACCTGCTCCAACACACCCAGCACCCCACCACCCACCTGCTCCGCACCCGTCAACAACGCCCCTGGCACCGTCTCCCGCCCTGCCCGCTCCTCCCACTGCCGCGTTAGATAATTCGCCTCCGCTAACGCCGTACTCGCCGCCTCCCTACTTTGCTCCTCAAGATCCCCTATGTCCCAATATGGCGCCACCGCCTCCTCCTGCCGCGTCACCAACTGAGACAACCACTCAGGATACCACGACTCCACCCAACTCTGATACCCCTGCTCTAGCCCGCTAAGGAGATCCCCCGCACCCTGCACAGCCTCCGCCTTTTCTATCGCAGGCCGCGCCTCCCGCTCCACCGGCTTCTCCCACCATCGCCCCACCTGCTCCCCAATATCCTGCGTTGTAAGATACGCCCAATCCCCCACCCCCTGCAACCATGCCGGCAGCTCCGCCCGCCAATCCCCCTCATTCAACTCCGTCCACCAGGGACGGCCAAACGGACGCCAAGGCTCCCGCTCCTCCTGCTCCTCCGGAGGCGCAAACAACGCACCCAAGCCGCCCCGAGTCCCCCATAGACTAGCCACGCACTACCCTCCCCAAGTTCGCCATCTTACCGGATTCGGAATGATACGCGGCGCCACCTGCTCCGGCGCCTTATACCTTGCCGGCTTTCGCAACTTGCGCAACTGCGCCCACTGCTCCGGAGAGAACACCGGACGGCCATGCCCGCGCCGCGTCTGATACCAATTCTCCTCCCACTCCTGCTCATTAGGCGCCCGCCCATACTGCCGATAAAACTCATCCCCAAATTGTTTATCAGCCCACGCCTCATCCAACCCCTCCCCCGTCCGCCCATAGAACTGCTCCGGCGTCTCACCATGCTCCTGCTGAAACTGCCGATACCAACCCGCAGGAACCCCACGCGGCGCCGGCTCATACTGCGCCCCCACACCTGCCCCAGCTCCCGCAGCACCACCCGGAGCAGAGCCAGGACCACCAACCAATCCCCCCTCCGCTGCCGCTTGAGCTGCGTTCTTATACAACCCATAATACGGTTGTACCTTCTGCACCACCTCCCCAATCAGAGGAAGCGGATTGAAACCGCCGCCAGTAGGTTGCGCCGGAGGAGCCACAGACACGATCTGCTGAGGAGGATACCCAACGCCCGCCGGTACACTTGGAGGCGCAGCAACAGACGCAACACCCGCCGGCGCATAACCGGTTGCCCCACCCGTATACCAAGACGGCATCCGCCCCCAGCTTGCCGGCGTCCGCTGCGCCTGCCGATACCCCCGCCCCGCCTCCGAAACATACCCCGGCGCCGCTGCCGCCTGCGGTCTATATCGCCCCGTCAAATTCCCCTGCCGCCTCCACCCAATCCCCGGCGTATACCCCTCCGGCACCTGATACGGTCCCCTTCTCCATTGTATCGCCATCACATCCTCCCCTATCTATATCCCCCCGGCATCATCCCCGGCCACCCCATCTCCTGCTCAAGACCCGGACCCATGCCCGGACCCATCGCCAACTGCTCCTCCCCCGGCATCCCATACGCTCCACCGGCCTCCGCAGGGAACCCACCCGGACCCATCGCCATCCCCGGACCCATAGGAGGAGGCGCCGGCGCTTGCTTCTGACTCATCCCCACCTGCTGCAATTGCGTCATCACCAACGCCATCTCCTCCTCATCCAACTCCATATCCTCCAAGTCCTTCCGCAACTGCCGCAACGCCTCCACCCGATACAACGCCGCCCGAGCCTGCACCATCACCGGATCCTGCTCCGCCTGCTCCCGAGCCAACCGCTCCCGCTCCTCCGCCCACGAACTCACCCCCAAATATTCCTCCGCCACCGTCCGCCGGGAGAGCAACCCACCCTTAGCCAACCGCTCCCCCATCAACGCCCGCTGCATCTTATCCGCCGTCGCAGGTTGCCCCAACGTCACCTGAGAGGCATAATCCCCCTCAATCGCCTGCGTATCAATCGTCACCCGCCGCCGAGTCCGCACCTCCCGCCCATCCCTATCCGCAACCTCCACTACATCCAAATGCACCCAGCCCCCAACCAACTGCCCTAGCTCCCGCTCCAATACCCGCATCACCAACTCATCCGCCCGCTCCATCACATCCTGAATAGCCTCTATCACCGGCACCAACCGGATCCGCCCCGACTCCGTAAGCAACCCCCACGCATACCCACTCCGCGCCATCCGCTCCATACCGTGCATCTCCGCCGGCCAGGTTGCCCGCTCCCACTCCTGCAAATACAACTGCAAGAGCTGCGTTGTATCCGGAGGACTCCCACCACTCCGCCGAATCCATTGAAGCGTTGACCCCGGACGTAGATAATTGACCTCAAATGGACGGAGACTGATACCCTGCTCCCGCCCCGGCCCATGCGTTACATCCCCCGTCACCGCTAACGCATCGTTATTATACTGGACCGCCGTAGTCTCCTGAATACTGAGAATCCGATTAATCCGCGCCGCAATCCCCTCCGCCTGCTCCAAGAACGGACGCACCTCCCGCTCAGGTTGCCCCGACTCCGCAGAAATCGGCATCTCAATAGCATACGGCACCGCTCCGATCCCATGCTCCTCATCCACCACCAAGACCCCATCCGCCCATCCTATCCACCGCTCATCATCCCAATACTCCCGCCACTCCACCACCTCCGCCCCGCCACGCCCCGGCAACGCCTCATCCCCATGCCTGCGCCGCACATCCCGCACCCGCCGCTCCAATGTCTCCACCACACACACCAAACCATCCTCATTCCACTCCGGCCACACACTCAGAGGATCCCGCACCTGCACCTGCACCGGCAGCAAGTCCCCCTGCTCATACTCCGCCACTCTCCGGCTTGGCATCTCATCCGGCGCATACGGACGCTCCTCCGCCTCCTCCCCGGTCCCCCGATGCACCAAACGATCCAACCGAAATATCACCCGAGCCACCACCATACCCCGCTGAAACCCCTGCCATGCCATCCGGGTTAGCAGACTTTTACGCGCCTCCCGCTCACTCGCCTCCCAAAATGCGTTCAACCACTTCTCCCGCTCCTCCGCATCCCGCAACGCCTCCTCATCCGGAGACGCAGCCGGCACCATCACCACCGGCTCCAATGCCGATACCATATTGACGCCCAACTCTAGCTCCCGAGCTGCCTTGCGATTCGCCAAGTCCACCCGCTCCCGATTGCCCCGCGTACTCACCAAGCCAAGAGGATCCAGATGCGTAGGCTCAGACGCCCCACCCGGATCCTCATCATTGAAATATAGCCCATCTAGCCGCCGCCACTTCACATCCCGCGGATTGTACCTCTTTTCCAACTCATCCGCTATCTCCCACGCCTGCCGCACATGGTCAGCCCATGCCCCAGGATTAACCGTTTCCATAATCACGCTCCCCCACGATACATATACCCCTGCTCCTGCCACACCGCCTCCCCAATGCAATACGCAGTAAGGAGATCGTCATGCGCACCCTCTACCTCCGGCGCCCCCACTGTCCCATCATCCCGCCGCTGGCATAACAACGCTTCCATCAACAACTGCTCCGAATACCACCGCCGCCCATCATCATGCAACGCCCTATCCAACGCATCATACATCAGCGGCTTTGTCCGCGTTGTGGTAATCCAACCAAACCGCCCCCCCGGACTTTGCCCCGGCTCACTTGCCTGATACAAATTCCAATACCGTTCCACATTGACAAGCGAATTAAGCACGGAAACACCGGTATTATTCCGCTCCACAGCCAGCAACGCCCGATGATACCACACACCCAACGCCGCTAGAATCCGCGCAAACTTATGATCCTCCCACCACCCCGCCAACTCCGCCACCGCAACACCCGTCCGCGCATCCAACACCATAGCCGCACACTGATCAAGCCCCGGCAGCCCCTCCGCAGTATCAGCCGGCAGGATATACACATGCCCCCCCTTTGGCCGGCGCCAGATCCGCAACTGCCCATCCACCAAAGCCTGCCGCAGCAACGGCTCCTCCGGCATCTCCTCCCGCGCCAATACCGCCGCAGCCGGCAGCGGACGCCGAACCCGCAAAGACAACCGCTTGACCCTATCCCTATCAAAACGCGGACGACCGCCGAGCTGAAACGCCTCCTCCACCGACTCCGGAAACTCCTGATAAAGACGCCACTCCTCAGTAAAGCGCTCCCGCTGCTCCTCCCTCCAACCAGCACCACGATCCGGCCTACTCATCCAGGGAAGAAAGACGAAGCGCCATCCCCCAAGTATCCCCGTCCGAATCCGTTGTACCAATGTCCAGAACCCGCCAATACCCCGCGCCGTACCCAACACCACCAACCGCCCGCCCCCCTCCACCACCGGCTCCAACGCAGTAATCAAATCAAGTAGGTTGCGCACCGTCCCCGCCTCATCCACAATAGCCAGGGATGCAGCATACGTCCGCCCCTCCGATCCGGTTGTAGGAAAAGCCTGCAACCGCGACCCCCGCTCCGTCTCCATCATCAACGCATTATCCGTTGCCACCGCAGGTTGCAACCACACAGGCAAATGCTCTAGCACGAACACCGCCCGCCCCAACAGCTCCTTAGCATCCTCCTGCCGATGCGAGAATAACAGCACATACCGGTTAGCATGAAACGCCACCAACCAGACCCCATAGGCCACCGCCAACCACGTAATACCAAGCTGCCTTGCCTTGAGAATACAAAGCAACGGACTCCCCATCACCACCGACAAGAGCCAGGATTGCGCCGGCCACATCCGGAAGCGCCATACATCCCCCGTCCGCTCATCCTTGCCCCAGCAATACCGGTCTATGAAATAAGCCGGACTCCGCGCACACTTCTCAAACTCCACCCGCTGCCGGGACACCGGGAGGAGATTCGCCCGCTCCTGCCATATCGCCCATACCCTGCTCACGTTCCCACTCCTCCAATTCCTGCGCTGCCCGCTCCCTGTCCTCCGCCAACTGCTCCGCCGTATACGTCACGGATCCGCGCACCTCATGCACATCCGCAATCCCCGCCGCTGTTTTCAGCACATCCCACGCAAGCCGAGCATCGCCATCCTCCGCCTCAAGTTCACGCAACACCGACCGCCCCGCTGGACCCACCAACGCATTGACATACTGCCGCGCCAACTTCCGCCCCGTAGACTCCCGGCGCCCCGTCCGCGCCCGCTGCTCCATCTCCGCAAAGCCGGCATACTTCTGCCGCCAACTCCATACATTCGAGTAGGACACCCCCGCCGACTTTGCCGCCGCAACATACGTCATCCGCTTGCCCGCCGCCGTCAGAGGCATACCCAACACATCCAAATACAACAACGCCTCCACTGGCAAATCCTGCTCTAAAACTGTCTTGTCCGCCACGTATCCCCCCCCATCTCCGGCGCCGCTTGCTGCTGCTCCGGCGCCCGCTGCCCCTTCTGCTCCTCCTCCCGATATGTCCGCTTCAACCAGGACATATCCGCCCGAGCTGCCTGCTGCACCTTCTGCGGACTATCGAGATTAATCAGGACATTCAACCGCCGGACGGTTGTAGCATAGCCATCCGCCGATACCGACTTGCGCAACGCAGCCCGCCGCTTTGCCGGCCTATCCGCCGCCGCCCATCCCTTCAACCCACCTTCCTTCAACTCCATATCCTGCGCCCACTTCTCAGCCATCATACCTCCCTACTGCATAGCCAACTGCACACCGAGCATCAACGCCGCACTTCCAAACGCCACCGCAGCCATCACCAACGCCCAAAATGTCCGATCCATCTTGCGCTTGAGATCGTTGACCTCCTCCCCTATGTCATCCACCTTGCCCTCCACATGCCCGACACGATCCAGCATCCGCACTCCATACTGACAACCCTCTCTATCCAGGCTGCGCCAACGCACCACGCCGTTACCACCCTCCTGCCTCTGCGTATCCGTCATAATCTGTACCCCCACAAGAAAAGAAAAAGAGCTGGACCCGCCCGGAGGAGAGTCCGCCGCCCTTTTCCGCCCCATTATACCACGACCCGGAGGCCAAGTCAATACCCCCCACTTGCCCTCCCTACGTCAGCACACCCAGCTCCGCATACTGCTGCCGGCGCAACTCACTCTCCGTCAACGGAGGCTCCCAATGGTCTCTAAGATTCGTAAACAACACCGCCGGCACACTCCGCACCGACTCATCCGCCCGCAACGCAGCCTCCCAACGCAAGACCCGCTCCATAGTCACCCACTCATCCGCCGCTAACTGCATCGCTGCCGCAGGACGAACGCCCAAGAATGTCAGTTTCCCTTGCACCGCTGCATTAATAGGTGTTTGGTGTAGTAGCTCAGGATCGGGATTAGAACTAGAACTACCACTACCACTAATATTGCGCCGGTCTACGCCTGCACTATGATCCCTGCGTTCACCAGGCAAATCCGACCACATATCCACATGATCCCTACCTTCACCGCTGTTTGTTTGTTTGTTTGTTTGCTTGTTTGTGTCCGCACTACCCAGCCGCACCGTCACCCTACCCTGCCGCACCTCCAACTCGATATAACCCCGCTCCCGATACGCCGCCAACCGAGAATACACCGCCCGCTCCCCGATACCCCACCGCTGCGCCAACTCCGCAACCGTTGTCCGCAAAGGCCCGCCCGTCTTTTTCGTTACCCACATCCAGCCGACCAACTGCAACAACGCCCGATACGTCTCCCGCTCAAGATCGTCTATGTCGTAAATCAACCAAGGCTCCAACCACACACCAAGAGGAGGATCACGCAACGGCATAGCGCACCTCCCGCAGCTCCCTAGTCACCGCCCACCTCCATCATAACCTGCCCCGTCCTTACGTCGACCACCGGATGAATACCGGACGGCCATCCAATCACCGTACTCTTGCCGCAACGCTGCCCATCATCGCAGCCATCGCACCAGATTGTACTCCCATCCCACGTCAACGGCAGCTCCTCCGCGGGCATCCTATCCCGCCAACAAGAAAACCCCTGCTCCGTTACCGCCTTCACTTCCACGGCTCCACCACCCCCGGCAGGACCATTTGCACCATCCGCCCCGGCTCATACCCCCACCGTAGGCGCCCAAGATCCCGCATCAACACCTCAAGCCGAGCATCTAACGCCGGCGTCATAGTCACCACCAACTCCCGCCCCTCAACCGTGAAATTCCACCCCTCATCCAATCCCATATCCACCCGCATACCCCGCAACACCCGCTCCAAATCTCCCGCCGCCGGCACCCGCACCCGCTGCAACGCCAACGCATCCACCGCCGCCTCATTCACAAATCACCTCCACAATCATCAACTTTCATTTTATCCATCCAAGAAAACCTCTAACCCCTGCAAACAGGGGATGATTATGCGAAAGAGCGCTCGAGCGCCCACCACGAACGCTCCTCCGCTGTTGGTCTACTATGGGATCCGCCACGATATGCAGAATGTCCAGGCCACACCTCCCATCCTATGAGCCAACACCCTATACCGCACAACCCCAACAGCACATCACCAGGACTATCAACACCAAGACAACCCAACCGAACCAAAACCGCCTCACAACCGCCCCTCCTCTGCCCGCCGCTTCACAGCCGCAAACACGCGCATCTCTTTCGCCTTAGCCAACTCCTCCAACTCATCCGCCGTTGCCGCCTGCATATACGCCGCCGCAGCCGCCATATCACCCACATCCTCCGGCCACAAGTCCGGCTCAGGCTCCGGCTCAGGCTCCGGCTCAGGCTCCGGCTCAGGTGGAGGAGTCCACTCCAACCACCCATTAGCCGCCTTAGCACAACTCCACCCCTCCAACTCCATCTCCTTATAGGGATGATAGAGGTTCTTTGGCCTACAACCCAACACGTCCGCAAAATACGCCCGCTCCGCCGGCGTACGACCATACTTCCGAATGATGCGCTTTACACGTTCCTTCACAGGCATCCGCTGCGCACCCAACACCACCTCCACACCCGGATCCGGCCTCCGCAAAGGCACGATGTACTTTTTACACAACGCGCCCAAGAGTCCCACAAACGAGCGCATAGTAGGATACAGCACGTCCCTATCCCGGCCACTAATCGGCTCCCCCATTTGCGCCCACTTCTGATACTCCGCCCACTTCCCCGCCCGCTGAAACGCTGCCTTAGCACACGCCTTCTGAAACGCCGTTACCTGCGCTTGCGTAGGCTCCGCCGGCAGGTTCACCACGCCCTGCTCATACTTCTCCTCAAACCCACGCACAAAGTTGAACTTTGCCGCACCTTCCGCAGCCTCCTCAAACAACTTAGCCTGCTCCGTTCCCACCGTAACACCTCCCCTTTTGATATGTTAGTTCCTATGAGCCACAACCCAATACCGCAGCGGACCAATCTCCCATACATCCATCACAGGCACAGACTCATCCGCTGCCTGCTGCGCAATCTTGCGCCCCACATCCTCCAACTCCCGAAATATCTCCGCTGCTGCTGCGCTATCCGCCGCAATCTGCACCCACGCAGCCCGCTCCGCTTCCACATGCTCCATCCGCCGCATCGCCCAGCTCCACCGCCGGCGCCACCGAAGCAGCACCACAACCAGAGCCAGGACCACCGCCACAGGAAAGGCCCATCTCAAAAGAACAGACACGGCACAATCACCCCCCCATCAGGCGGCGCCTCACTTCCACCTGCCAACGCCAACCCTATCAAGAAAATCGCAACCGCCAACGTGAGGATAAACGGCACCCACCCGCACCCAGCATCCCCGCCTGCGGTCCCCGGCTCCCCACCTATCGGAGTATCCACCAATCCGCCCATCACCGCCCGCCTCCCTTCACAAATACAAAAAGGCCCGCCGGGGAGAACGCAACGGCGCAAGAATCTCCTGCACCACGCGCACCTCCCCCAACGGACCATCCAACGGGAGCAACCAACCTCCCTGCTGCAACGAATACCGCACCGCTACATCATAACTCACCTCCACCGCCAATCCCTCAGACTGATGCAACGCCCTATCCTCCCGCCGAGAACAGTCCCCAACAACGTGCATCGTTCGCCGGCCATCCGGCCACACGACCCACACCGGCTCCCCCAATAACTGACAATCCACTACCGCAACATACGCCGTCAACGGCGCCGTCACCGTAATCTGCCCCATCGCTTCCCGCCTGCGCACCACATCCTCCATCACACCCGGATCATACCGCAGCATAATACCAATCGCCACGGTAACAGTAATCGCCACCATCCGCCCGATCCTAATTCGGCTCCGATACCTGCGCCCGAGTCTCCGGCAGGTTCAGCTTCCGCGCCTCTTGACGAATCAAAAGACGTACAACTTCCGTCGCTGCCTTGATACCGTAATAGCTGCGCACAGCATCAAACCGAGCAGAATCCGCAGCATCCAACGGCACATTAACCCAACGGGGAAACCGAAACGAAACATCCTCCACCATTCACCCACCTCCCTCCTGCCCAAGAATTATATCATACTTTACAAACCCTGTCAAGTAGAATCCCCGCCCCACTTGACACACCCGCCAACATACGCTATAATATTGATACCCGCCGGATCGCAGAGATGCGATCCCGCCGCCCAATCGAACGCCGGCGACGAATCGCCGGCGTTCATCCTTTTACCCCTGCGCCTGAATCTCACCCAGCACATACCGGCCCAACCTGTCCGCATCCGCTGCCGCCATCAACTCATCATCCCACAAGTCAACCACATGATACCCCCGCATGCGCAACCGCACCCGTTGGTGCTCATCCATTAGCTGCCGGTTGCGATGAATATACCGGCCATTAATCCGAAGAACAATAGGCGCCGTCCCTAACCCGTATACCACAAAATCCAGAATCGCCCCACCAACCGTAAACCCACCCAGCTCCGGCACCTCCCGCACATACGAATACCCCCGCCGGCGCAACCAGTTATCCAATACCTTCTCCGGCAGAGAACCATACCCCTGCAACGCCAACTCCGCCAACGGATCCGGCGCCAACCTGCGCCCCGGCCCCCGCCTCCACATCGGACGCTTTGCCACACTCCCCCGAGCTGCATCCCGGCTCCGCCGCCGCTCCGCCGCCCGCTTGTCCTTCAACCGCTCCCGCAGACCCGCCACACCACCCACACCGGACCCTGCGCCCTGCATCCTCCGCTTAGTCAATTCTAAGCATCTCCACATACGCTAGATACTCCGGCTCCAACGCATCATCCGTCCGCTCACCAAACCGATAACTTGTCCGCATAAGTTGAGTAAGCCGGACGGTGTAAGCCTCCCCCAACTCATCCTCAAACTCAAAACCCTCCGGCTCATCCGCCAAATCACACAACGCACTCCACTGCTCCGCCACCGTCCGCATCATAGGCCCACCATCCAGCATACCCGCCCCACGTTGCAGAGCCAGGACCACGCGAAACGCCCGCAAAGGAGGAACAATATCTTGATACCACAGCTCCACAGCCTCAACACGCGGCGTATACCCCGGATCCTGCGTCTCTAGCTCCGCCCGCACTAGAACCTTATAGCCATACGAATCCGCAGGGAACGTGAACTGCGTTATACCGCTCTCCGTCACCTGCCCCAACGTTGCCCAAGTCCCCACCGTTGCCATAGGATACCCAGCACCCGGACGAAAATACTCTATTCCCTCATCCGCCAACGTCCAAAACAACGTAATCGGCGCCGTCGCTGCTGCGTTGACCGCACGAACATTGACCCTCCGCCAGTCCTTCACCAACGCCGCTTTGTTCGCATCAAATGCAGGATACTCCACCACCCCGCTCCGCTCATAATCCGCTCCACTCCACAGATACCGCCGCCTAGTCCACTGCGGCAGACGTACATACTGCACCCCTGCCCCCGCCCCAAACCACAGCCGCGCCACATCCGAATCAAAATCATCCAACGTCAGATAAATAGCCTGCGTCTCCTCCCGCGGCATAGGATTACGGTACAGATAATGCCACCCCGCCGGCCCATCCGCCGGCTCCTGATACAACATTAGCCCACTGTACCCATGCCCCGGACCCTGCACCGCAGCAAACACCCCCCGACTTGTGGGCGCTAACGCCCAATACTGCAACGCATCCTCCTCCGTCAACGCCTGCCCCCGACCCGCCGAGATGTTTGTGATTAACCCAGCCTCATATCGCTGCACATCATAGGACGTAGGAAACAAAACACCCGCCCCATAGGGAACCAACATAGGCGCATCATGCGGCGCCCTATCCAACTCAAGATTAACCACCCGCGTCGCTATGGGAGTCCCCGTTGTAGGGTACTCATCCGGATACGTCACCGCATAAATACCCTCCTCCGTCCGCACAAACAATTGCCCATCCTGAGACACCATATCAAGAACCGGCATCCCACCATACCCTACCGGCGCCTTATTCCCATACGACCCCCCGAATCCAGTCCGAGAACCACACACCTCCGCCCCCTGCGCCCGCCACAACATCCCATCATGCACCGCCAACGCCTGCCCCATCGCACTTTGCTCCACCCATACCCCATACACACTCCCACCGGTAAACGTCCAGATCCCTTGACTTGCACTCAACGCCACAAAGAGCTGCGCCGCCGCACCCGTAGACGCCCCAAATACCGCCATTTGCTTTACATCCGCAGGGAACCGCCGAGCCACATTCCACTTTTCCCCCGCCCGCCCCCAATACATCACCTTATGATTGACCCCCACATACAACCGCCGCTGCCTATCAGCTCCCTTGAACTCCATAAATCCTACCGGAGTCCCATCCACATCATCCCACTCCCGCATCCGATAATACGGCATCAACGACCCCTCATAGTTCGCCGCCCACTCCAACAACTCACCCGACGCATTAGTCAACGTCAACGTCACGTCACCCGCACCAAACCGCTCATACGACGCAGCCCGCGCCGTAACCCAACGCCACTCCCCCGCCCTTGGCAAATCCTTCAACATATCGATCTCCGCCGCCAACGACACTGAACCAGAGGCTAACTCCACAGACACCGGCTCACTATCCCAATAGTCCGCCGTAGGCACCCGCCGCACCAATACCTGCACAGACTCAATATCCGCCGTTGCCGCTAGCACTCCCCCTGCTTTCGCCCCAACCGTCCCATATCCCTGCCCGAGCTGCGCACCTCCCACCACCGGACGCCCCGGCTCCGGAAGATAGGCCAAAGTATACCCTACCGACCCATGCGCCTGCGGTCCCAACACCACATCCCCACTCCGCGTATCAGCCCACGCCCGCCGCAGAGTATTCTCCTCCGTAGACTTGAAAAACCCTATCCCCTGTAACACATCATGCCACACATGCACGGACTCCTCAGTTAGATCATGATACTCCCGCGGACCCTGAGACATTTGCGCCGCCCACGGTCCAGTAATCCGCGCCGTATTGCCCTGGCTGATACGCCCATCCTCATCCGTCCAGAGCATATACCACTCACCATCCAGCTTGATATGTCCGCGTCTCATCCTAACCCCCTACATCGGCCAATACGGAGTAAGCGCCCGCCGCGCCGGACGCACCTGCTCCGCCGCTGCCCTGCGCTGCTCCCGCTCCCGCATCCAAAACTGCATCTCCGCCACCCTCTCCTCCGGCAGTAAGTCAATCGGCCGACGGCGCAACAACCGCACCATCGCATCCGCTATCAAAAACTCATAATCCAAATCCGTCTCCAAGTCCACCGTAGGAGCAATCGGAGCATGCCGGTATACCACCCGAATCTCATACCCGGAGGCCCACGGTCTATCAAACCGCAGGATCACCGCACTCTCATCATACGTCCGCCACCCCACATCCTCCCAATCCTGATATGCCTGCGCACTTGACACCGCCGGCCTAAGCTGCACCCCCAACACATCCCGCGCCCGCGTTAGCTCACTGATCGCCGCCAACGAATAATCCTCCTGCCCCCCCACCGTCACTAAGGAACTGGTAGCATACGTCTCCGCCGGCCACACCTCCAACGGCGCCGCAGCCACCGCCTCCTGCACTACCCGCTCATAGGTTGCCGGCGTATGATACATGGAGGCCAAATCGTTGCGCTCACTCCGCAACCGGTCCATAAACCACCACAGGTACCCCGGATCATACGCAAGAGCCTCCACCTCCACATCATCAATATAGAAATTATAGCCAGGATACGCCATCATCTCCAAACTTACCGTACCCTGCAGCACCGTTTGCTGAAACTCCAAGAAATGCCACCCCGGAGCATACGGCGTCAACCACCGATGCAAATTCCCAAACGTTAAATCAAACTCAAAGCTATCCCCCGTCCCCTTCTCAACTTTCATCGCAAACTTGAGGCGATGCTTCCCCGTCACCGCAGCCTGCACATACTGCCCCAAAAAGCACCCATCCCCCGTCAACCCTTCCATAAACGCACTACCGGGAGCCTGATACCCCTCTATATTCCACTCCGCAGGATTCGTACCCTCCCCATACCGCCAATCGCTCAAGTCCTCATCGAATGAACCATTAACAATCAGATTCGCCACGGCTCCCCCCTATCGCTTCTTTTTTCCCTGCACCTGCTCCAACGGCACCCCCGCCAGATTCGCCACAATCACAGCCCGCCGCGCCCGCGCCATCTCCTCCGCATGCACCATCATCTCCTTATGATGCTCCACCGCACTCCCCTGCAATACCCCCACCATATACCGCCGCAAATGCGCCTCCGCCGTCCACAACAGAAAATCATGATCCAACCACGTCTCCATTGTGCCCGCCGTCAACGTAGGATACCACTGCTTAAAATGTACCCGCAGCCTCCGTCCAGCCGGGAGAGGCTGCCGAAACGTCACATACACATCCCCACCCTCCGGCCCAAATGTCTCTTGTCCATAACCCGTAGGGAACTCCCAATAGGTTGCATACGTCTGAGGCGCATGCTTCTCCTGCACCGTATAGAGCTGCGTAGGCACCGGCACAAATCCCTCATCCTCAAACCCCGCCTCCACCTCCAACCCTATCAGCTCATCCACATCCGCATACATCATATACTGCAACTGCCCCGTCAAAAGCAAGTCCGACACCATAGCCGTATACACATCCGGACGAGCATCCAGGATCGCCCGATTAATCGCCCAATGCAGCGCCGGCGCATCCTGCCGCAAATGTACCTCATACACAGCCCCCGCCGTAGGAGTCACATCCAAATCCGGACGCACCGTAAAACCATAGGAGGCCACAGTGTAAGCCGTAATCCGCCGCGACTCTTGCACTCCCCCACCCGTATCCACCGCCAACCACGCGCCCACCCACGCATCCTCCTCCAATCCCGCCCCCAATAACGCCGTATCAATCACCGCATTTTTCGTTGCAAAAGTCACCGTCCCCGCATACCACGCACCCAGGCTCCGGCTCAACTCCTCCCGCAACTCATCCAACGTCATAGACATATCACCCCTCCAACCCTGCCAACGCTTCCTCCCAACGATCAGCCACCCGCTCCCACGTATGCAACCGCGCAAACTCCATCCCCGGCGTATACTGCGCCGCCATCGCCGGATCCGTCAGCATCTTCACCACCGCCCCCGCAAACAAGGCTCCATCCGTAGGCAACCCCACCAACCCCGCCACCTCCCCATATATCTCAGGCAAACAATCCCCATCCGTTGCCAACAACGCGCATCCTGCCGCTGCCGCTTCAACACCGGTAATACAAAACGTCTCCGTCCCCGCCGTCAAGTCCGCAGGATATGCCCACAACGCGCACTCCATTTGCTTCTCCGCAAGAGTCCACTTGTCGAGCATCCCCCAAAACGTAATCCCATCCGTCCCCGGCTCATCCTCATAATACATCCGCACAATCTGCGCCCGCCGGCCCAAGTCATTCATAAACCACCGTACACCCTCAATCCACTTTCCTACCTCATACATCACCCACAACTCAGCATCCGGCACCTGCTCCCGCACCAACCGCCATCCCGAGAGCAGATGATGCAACCCCCGATCAGGGGAGGAGGAATAAAACACCCTATGAGGCGCCCGCTCCACACCGGCCACCTCATACCTCCGCAAGTCTACCCCGTTACCCACCGTCACCATCTTATTAGTGTCAATCGCCGGATCGTAATGGTTCAAGTGCCACCCCTGCCAATCACTCAGAACGAAATACCTATCCACCAACTCATCCATATTCCCTACGTCCAAATGCGCACACTGCTCATGTACCACATGGTACCGGCCCGGAAACAGCCCCCGCGCCCACACCGCCGGCCCAGCAAACGACACCGCCACATCATACGCCCGTTGTCCCACCCGCTCAATTCCCCGCACATCTCGCCAAAGCACACCCGCCTCCGATGTTTGCGGCTTGCACCTTGCAAACACCTCCACCTCATGCCCCCGCTCCGCCAGGATACGCGACAGATAAATCAACGCCGTCTCCCGCCCACCAACGCCCCGACCCCCCGGCTCCACATCCGCCGGATCCAACACACCCCATTGACCCTGATCCGCTATAAAAAAGCCGAGCCTCATCCTGCATCCCCTTCCCGCCGCATCCGGCGCAACCACTCCTCCGCAACCCCCGGCCACTGCAACGCCCTTGCTCTATCCGGCCCACCCTTTGCCGCCTTCACCCAAATCTCCTCATTAGATAGAACCTCCGTCAGATAACCCAAGAACCGCTGCTGATACCGGACCCCACCCGCCGGCCCATGCAACCGGATCCCCACATCCCCCAACGTCTCCGGCAGCGCACCATGCTCCGATGTAAGCACCGCAGCTCCCGCCGCCATCGCATCCATCGCCGTCATACAGCTCACCTCCAAGAACTCCGTAGGATATGCCCAGGTTCCACACAACCGCCACCCCTCCCGCAACTCCGCCTTAGACACGCGCCCATGCCAGAATACCCCAGGCTGCTCAAGTCCGCGCATAATCTGTCCCTTGACCCGAGCCATCCACTTATCCCGCCGCGCCGCCATAGTCCTATCCCACACCTCCCAACCGTAGTAAATATGTAACTCCGCCTCCTCCACCACCAACCGCACCTCCGGCCACATCCGCAACAAGTGCTCCAACCCCCTATCCGGAGAACTTGCATAGATGCACCGCCGCGCCCGACCTGCATCCCACACCACCGCCCCCAGCTCCAACGACCCCGGCGCCCAATCCGTACCGTTCCGCGTAGGCACCACCTTTCCAGCATCCAACCAAGGATACACCTGCTGCAAATACTCCCCCGCCCACGCACTCACCGGACGAATCAAATCAAACCGCGCCGCTAACTCCGGAGTAAACCGGTCCCCCACATGCAAATCATGCAACCACAACCAGGACTCCACACCTGCCGGCGCCCCTGCCCCCAGCTCCGGCCTCCGCCATGCCACAAACAAATCACACGGCAGCTCAGGATCCCACCATCGCCAAGGCCAAAAACCCAGCTCCCCCCGCCCATGCTTCCAAGCCCCCGCCTCCATCCCCGGATTATTGAACACCTGCACCCTTGCCCCACGCGCCGCCATCCCCTCCGCGACCCGGATCACCGCCGTCTCACTCCCACCCATACCCGCCTCCACAGCCACCGGATTAAACGGCTCCGGCCCATCACCGCAGAGAATCACCACCCGCTGCCCCTCATATCCAGCACCCGACACCTGCCGCTGAAACTCCGCCCGCCACGCGAGATCCCTGCTAGGCCCAAAGGCCCGCACCGTCTCCTGCCCCACCGCCTCCTCCAACCGCCCCACCTGCTCCGCATCCACCTGCCACGCCACCACAGCAAACGCCCTTGCCTTTTCCTCATGCGCCATCAACTCCCGCATCTTATCCCGCTGCCCCAACAAATAGCCATCATGCGGACGCACCTGCAATCCCCGCTCCACCTCTCCAAGTGCCTTATCAAAGGCTCCAACCGCCTGATACGCCAAATGCCCCACCAACACGTTATTAAACTGGTAATCGAGAGGATTAAAGAATAGACCCGTCGACGGAGGAACCTCCGCCCGCATCCCCGCCTCATACCAATACACCGCCTCCTCCGCGTCCCCCATTTGATACGCAATCTCCGCCAGTCCGAAGTAAGGATCCTTGTACTGCGGCGCCAACTCCAAACACGCAAACTCCGCCGCCGACGCATCCGCCCACCGCTCCGCCCGCATCAAACACACCGCCTGATAATGCTGCGCCTGCCATCGCTGCATAGTCGCCGGCGCCACCCGCAGATACCGCTCATACCAATGCACCGCCTCCTCCCACCGCCGAAGAGCAAATGCCTGATGCCCCAAGTATCCCAACGTCCGCCAGTTTTCCCCCTCCTCCTCTAGCTCAAGCAACAGTATCCGATAATTGCGCTCCGCCGAAGTGTCCCCATGATCATCATCGGCAGGACGATGCACCACCACCACATCCGCCTGCCGCGCCATCTCGACAACACCCAACGGCTCCAAATCCTCATGGATCCGCCCACGCCACCGCCATCCCGCCTCCCACCAAACAACCCGAGTCCGCGTCAAAATCGTCGTAGGATTGCCCACGTCATCATATCCATAGTAATACGGCATTTGCAACCCTACCTGCGGCGCCATCCACCGGTCTACCTTCAACCCTGCCAGCACCTTTCGCAAGTGCTCCCCCCCATGCAACTCATCGTCATCATCCAACCACATACGCCACGGAGAACTCGCCGCCTCAAACGACGCTTGCCGCGCCGCCGCAAAGTCATCCCCCCACACATAGGGAAACGACTTGACCCCAAACCGCTTGAACAACCGCCGCTGCTTTGCCGGCCACTTTTTCCGAGTCCGCGCCACCACGATCTCATCCACATGCGGCGCCGCACTTTCCAAGCACCGCTCCAACTGCTCCAACCGCCCATCCGTCACAATCATACACAACGCAATATCCGCCAAGTCTCCCTCCCCTTTCATAATGCCGCCATCGCCGCCGACACCGCTCCCGCCGCACCCTCCGATAAATTGCACTCATAGATTGCCACCGCCTGAATACTCCCCGGCCAAGCATTAGATACCTGCGCACCGTTACTCCATAAACCACCAATCGCAATCATTGACGTAACTCCTCCCGCCCAACCACCCAGCGGACCCACAACCGCTACTCCGTCCAAATACGGCTGATCCCCTACGACCCCATAAACACCTGCCGCCGTTACCGGCGTCGTATTATTCTGCTGCGGAGTCCCATTAGCAAACCAACCAGCATTCCAAGGACCGGACCCACAACCAAACCCGAGAACGGTTGCACCATTATAGAAGCTCCCCGCCGCCACAGAATAACCCGCCGTCGCACCCGCATACCGCACCAACATCGAATAAGATTGATCCGTCGCCGGCGTTATCCCTGAATTAACCCACGCACTAACGCCGAAACCACTCCACCCATTCACAGTATCCCATGTCGGACCCGTCCCCCCACTAACCGCATCATTCCCATTCCCACTCAAATCTGCCAAACTCGCCGCATAACTCCCAACCCCAACCGCCTGATACGCCGCAACAACGCATAACCCCTCCACTCTTGGATCCCACCACCCCCAACCAACCCCACCTCCCCCAACACCCACCACCGCTTGCCTACTTCCCCTATACTTCCCCATGAAACACCATCCCCACTAACCTACCATATTCACCACCACCGCCACCACCGCCGCCTCCACCTGCGCATCCGAAGCTGCCGCCCCATACGCCTCAATTGTCGGGTGAGAGATAAAAGGCATGCGAAAGATCCGCGCCTGCCGAATAGGATCCAACAGGACAGACGTAGCCCACACCATCCGCTCCGCATGATTCACCGTCCCCGGATCCTCCATATAAATCTCAACCGCATGCCTCCCCATCGCCATCATCATACGCTGATAGAACTCATCCCCAGCATTGAAATAAAGATCCGCACTCTCCAACAATGTCAAAGCCATCTTATCCTCCCCTCCTGTTTTATGACCCTACACACAAACACGCCAACAACCGCACATCCGGCGCCGAAGGCTCCGTATACTCTATCCAATACTCCAAATTGTCATCATAATACGTTACTACTGCACTCGTATTATTCTCCAAATCCAAATCCGCCCCCACAAAAAGCTGAATCACCGTATCACCCGCCTGAGAACCCCCCGGCACCGCTTGCGCACTTTGCGACCCAACATCTACCCACGAACCCGTACCACTTACCGCATCGCCGCTATACAACGTCGCCAAGGTCGCACCCACCGAATCCCGCAGCTCATGCGTCCCCAACGTACACGCAGCCACATACGCATAATCCGTACACTGATACTCCCCCGCCTCCACCCAAACACTTGTCACCGTTGCGCCTGTCGAAACACCAAACAACGCCGCCCATGTACCTTGCAAATACCAACCCCCGCCATCCGTCTTATTCCGCCCCGCAATCGTTGTCTTGAGGCTCCCCGCCGAATTGCCATAAGACCCGTCATACGTCCGCACCGCCTGCCCGTCAGACCCATCCACCCAACTCTCCGCATCACTATCAAACGAATAAGACTCGCCCGTTGTACTCATACGCCCCTACTTATAGAACAGATTGACTTGTACATCATTCGCCGCCGGCGCCCCCGTATCCGCATCCGCAACCGCCGTTGTAACCCCAATCCCGATACCCGTCCCAAACGCAATCCCCCCAAGATACTCCATATTCGCCGCAGCCCCAGCCGGCAGAGGAATAGTGAGAACCGGCGTATCCGTTCCCACCGTAGGCGCCGAGGCTTTATTGTATAGCTTCACATACCGAGCAGACGCCGCAGCATTATACAAGAACCAACCAAACACCTGCCCCGCCGCACTCTTGATATTCACCCCCGTTTCATCCGCATCAATATCCCTGTATATCGAATAGCCCCCCGAGGTGGACGGCGCCTGCGCAACGGCTCCAATAGTATTAGTCCCGGCCGGCAGCGCCGCCACCACATCCACCTGCGCCTCCGACCCACTGATCATATTGTCAATCAGCTCAACCGCCGTCTGAATCGCCGCAAGCGTAGTCTCCGTTGCAGCTCCCGATGGGAGAGCAGATGATACCACATCCACCTGCGCCTCACTCCCCGCTATCATATTGTCAATCAGCTCAACTGCTGTCTTGATTGCCGCAAGCGTAGCCTCCGTTGCAGCACCAGACGGCAGAGCAGACACCACCACATTGACCCTCATCGCATCGTTGGTATCATCCACCATACTATCACCCGCCGGCGTCTCATGCGATACCATCATAGCCCGCTGCGCCGTCATCCGCACCGCTCCCGCATCGCCATCATCCACCACATCCGGACTTGACT